TCCCACGCCTTGGTCAGGTACTGCCTGATCGGCCTGTGGATAAATGCGAGGAAGTAGGCCAAATCACCAGACCTCCTGACATCGCTCTTTTTTCTAGGCGTTCGAAACTCAAACCTTTCGCCAGAGGCTGGAGAAGATCCATCGTATGGCGGGGTGACCCTGTGGGCATAGCTTTTAAGGTTTGCGTTGTCCTTGTTCTCCACCTGAACCACCTTGAACTTCCTGTGTTCCACGCAGAAGCTAGTCCACTCCTCCCTGGTATAATCAGACAGGTCGTTGATTGCGTTCACCGACTCAAACAGGCACTTGGACTTGTCGTGCCGAAGCCTGAGGCTGACAGCCCTGGACAAGATGCCGTCCCTGGTGGATGGGAAGTACCTGGAGATCGAATCCAGGGTCAGGGTTTCCCTCTTCGTGTTGACCCAGCTCTTCACCTGTTGATCTCCGCAACCGCCTTGAGCAGGTTGACCAGCTTGTGGCAGTTCTTCCCCCTAAGCCTGGATGACTCGGGGTTGACCGTGATGTTCAGGGTCAGGAGACTCCTGTTCCTGGCAGCTCCCTCGTATTCGAGCCGAATGTTATGAGTGCTTCCGACAGCGGTCAGGCTGGTGTCGTTCGTGTACTGCATGTCATGGAACTGGTCGAACCTCTCGGCCACTTCCTTCCTTGTATTCTTACCCCTGAACCCAGCCAGCCTCAGGAAAGCCTTGGCCGATGCGATCTTCCTTCGCCTCTCGACTGCTGGTTTGTGGGATGAAACTGCGTAACGCCTGGCCAGATCCTTGGCCAGAATGTGGGACTCGATCAGGAGGGACGGAACCAGGGCGACAGAGTCCTTCTTGACGACCCAGTTCCCTGGCACTCCGTATTCCCTGAGAATCGCATCGTCGATGCTAAGGACAACAGACTTGCCAGCCCCGTTCTTGGACTTGAGCAACTTGGCCAGGGATTTGCTTCTAGTCGAATAGTCCTCGAACTCGTCGCCCCAGGAGGAAGCACTGGGTATGCCAACCTTCCTCTCCTTGGCGTACTCCCTCGCCCTCTCAACGATCCAGCTGTGGGCAGATCCACCTGTCCAGTCTGTCTTGAGCCAGGACTCGGCATCGGGCAGTCCTCCCCTGAGCTTGAGCCTGACGGCGTGACCCCTGATCCTGTCGACCGCATCGGCTGGGAAGTGTTCCCCAATCGATGACAGCACCGCACATTTCTTGTGTTTGTAGTCCTTCACGCTGTCACCTCCTGGGGGATGTCGACCCTGTGCCCGAAGGGCGGCTGGATCGCAAAGTTGGAATGGATTCCCCAGATCGTCGGGACAACCTCCCGACCCCAGGAGATTGTCTCCCCATCGGTGATGAACAGGTGAACCCTGACATCGTTTCCCTCGCTGATGAAATCCTCGAGGACTTCGGAGGCGTGGTCGAAGTCAGTCCCTCCCCCGCCCTTGAGGGTGGGGAAAGGGTCTCCGACCTGGTACTCCTCAAACCCATAGTGCTGGGTGTCGCAACTGCCGACGACCAGCCTGAGGTTGAGGGACTGGCATACCGACAGGGCTTCTGCCAGGGCTTGCTCTCCCTGATCCTGGGAGATTGACCCAGACAGGTCGATGGTCACCGCCACCAGGCCAGTCGCATCATCGTTCAGACTCGGTAGCACGATGTTGCGGGGGGATCGGCGGGAAGGTCTCCTCCAAGACCAGTCACTCTTGGCAGACTCGACCAGGTACTGGGTGGTCAGCTCCCTCCACTCGACCTGAGCCTCCCTCGATGAACCAAGGAGCCTGTCGAGAGAGGCTGGCAAAGTACCCGCCAGCTTTGCCACGGCCTGGGCGTTGGCGATCTTGACCTGGATCTGGCGAGCGAGGGCATCCTTTTCAGCCTGGGAAAGGGAGTTGCCGTTGCCGTCCTTGGGATCGGACACCTCGCCCCATCCCTGACCCTTGACCTTCCTGGCCTTCTTCCTGATCTCCTCGTAAACCTGCTCCTCGGTCAAGTCCCTGAACTTCTCGTCGATCAAAGCACCCTCGGGCAGGGTGAACCCAGAGTCCTTGAGGATCAGGTTGATCACATAGTCACAGGCCACATTCCAAAGCGTGTGATCCCTCGCACCCTTCCTGAATGAATGCAGGAGGGCAATGTGGAGAACCTCGTGGGCTGTGACCCCAGTGACCTCGGAGGGTCTTAACTTCGCCAGGAAGTCTGTTCCCCACAGGATTCTGGAGCCATCGGTTCCAGCCGTCTCGGTCTCCTTGTCCAAGAGGGTTTGAACCCCAAGGGCAATCGTCCCGAAGAAGGTGTGATCCAGAACCAGGTCGGTCAGGGCATCGGCAATCTTCTGTTCAGGGCTTGTCTTCATCTTCAGTCAACTCCTTTGCAGTTATTTCAGCCCCACCAGGTGGGCACGATGGATTGTCCAATCGGTGAACGCCTGGGTGCTGGTCAGCTTCGGGCACAGCTTGTCGAACAGCTTGACCCCGAACACCTCGAACGCCTGGGGAAGGCGGGGCAGGTAGGCGAAGAAGCTGTCGGCGTGTTTGGGGGTCTTGAGTCTTGAGACCAAGGCTCCCAGGAGTGCCCACAGAACCTCAGGTTCCTTCTTGATGTCTGGAACCTTGGCCGTCTTGGGGCTGGCCAGGATCTTGTCAGGCAGGTCGGCCAGTCCCTCATAAACGGAGATGAATCCGTGAAGGTCGACCCCTGCCGAACCCAAAGCCCCAGTCAGCCAGGCTGGTGAGGACAGACCCTGACCAAGCAACTTGCTGACCGCCTCGTATGCCCGAGGGCAACCGAACTTGGTCGCAAAGTCCTGACCAGGCTCCTGGGAGAAGCAGTCAGGCTTGAACTGCAGGAAGGACAGGATGCGGGGATCGATCCCAGCCCCAGCCGCCCAGCCAGTCCAATGATCCAGGTCTGCCTCAGCGTGGATGACCGCATCGAAACGGCTGACCAGGGGGGAGATCAGGTTGCAGACCCCCGCCCGATCCGTCCTCGAGTTGGTCGCACCGACGAAGCGGACGCAGTCGGGGATCTTTTTGCCCTCGACCTCCCTCGCCCAGATGATGTGCTGGAGAGCCTTCTGGATCGACTCGGATGCCTGACCCAGGTCGTCCAAGAAGAAGAGGGTGGGAACCTCTGCCTTGAGTAGCTTCCTGAGGAGTCCGATGGGATCAAACACGGCCTTTCCCTCAACGATGCAGGGAAGACCCTTGTAGTCCGTTGGATCGGAACAGGCGGGGGTATCGACCACCACCTCGGGGTCACCCCCGATCTTCTGGGCAACCTTCGCCCAGGCATCCCGAACGATGGCGGTCTTCCCGACTCCAGGTCTGCCGACCAGGAGAACCGAGACCCCCGCCGTGAAGGAGGACTCGAGATCCTTGGAAAGGTTCCCGAGCCTCACCCGATTGATATGGGTATCCACTTTTGTTTTGTTGTTCATCTTCTGTTCCTTTCTTTCTGTTAAAGAACGGCAAGATATTTCCTCAGAATCTTGAAGTGGCTCTCTGGTATCTGTCGGGTGGTCTTGGGGCTGATGATGCAGTCGTCCACCCAATATCCCTTGGAGTCCTTGTCATATTCGTTGTTCTCGTCACCCCTCCAAGTCCTTGCCGTGGTGTCGTTGTATTTGTCGGGGCATTCCGAGGTCTTAAACAGATAGTGGTGCAGATATTCCCGCTCTCCGTTCTGTTCTTGGATGGTTGCGTAGTAATGTTTGATCCTGTTTTTTCTGTTCATTGGGTTCTGGTTCCTTTCTTTTGTTATTCGCCCGAGAGAACCAGCCAGGCTCCGATGAAGAGTCCGACCAGTCCCAGGGGCAGGGTGATCCTTACGACCAGCTCGATGGTTGCCAGTTGTTCCTGTGTCATTGTTATGCAACCCCCTGCTTTGCAGTTGATCCCGAGAAGGCTGAGGCCAGGGACTTGAGGTCACCCAGGACAGCCCGAGCGGTTGAGGTTGCCTGATCCCTTGCCGACCTGTTTTCCCGAAGGGTGTCGGGGTCGGAGAACTCCTTGAGCCTTTGGCCAGCCTCAGCCAGGGAGGAGTCAATCTGGGGGTCTCCCGAGAAGTTCAGATCCCGAGCCTCCTCGATGACTTCGGCCACCCGATGAATGGTCTGATCCCGAAAGATGGCCTCTGGGTCAGACAGGACGGCCTGGAACTTGTCGACCACCTCGACCACCCGATTGAGAAGATCGTGGTGGGCGTTGGTGATCGCACCAGCGACCAGCTGCCTGGCTCTTTCCTGATCCTCTGGGGAGGACAGGTCGGTCGTCCTGGCGAAGGGCAACTTGGCCAGCTCCACCCCGAACTTGTCCCGAAACTCCTGGGAGGTTGCGGGGTAGTCGTCAGGGTTGAAAAGGCCGTTGAGTCTGCCCTTGGCCTCGTCGACCAAGCCGTCGAAGTTTTTGGCCAACTCGTCAGCCAGCCTGTCAAAGTCCTTGACCAGCTTCCTGTGGGTTTCCGAGAACCTGGACACCAGCTTGGTCGGGAGGATTCTGCATTCACCCCTGAAGGGCAGGGTATGGCGGTAGAAGTTCTCCCGAATGTGGTAGGCAACCCGATTGATGGGCTTGAGGGACTCGGGTCGGATAAGGGCTTTGACAAACCTGCCACCCTCGCCCGACTGGATGCTGTGGTTCGACTCAACTTCCTGGGTCGCCTTGCGATCCTGCTTTCCCCCGATGTAGCGGGAGATGGAAAGATCGGTCAGGACGGCCACCTTGTTGAGTTCCGTGTGTCCGATGTTCAGTCTTTTGTTCACCTGTCTGTTCCTCCTATTTTGTTTTGTTTGTGTTGGGTTTTCCCGAGTGGGATTGCCTCGCACTTCACCACTATGCATCGGGGGATAGATTCAGTCAACTGCCTTGCAGACGAATGCAGTCAAACTAATAAGGATGTTAAGGAAACTAATGGGCTTACCTCTGGGATCACGATCCCTTGCGGGTTGTGTCCCGAGGGAACGCACGGCCTCCCCCAAAAAGGGAGAGGCCATCACGCTCTGGGATTGATCCCTGCTGGGAGTTCCTTCGGGCATCGGTGGGATTGTTTCACGCTCGGGTTTCCAACCCTCGTGCCAGCCTCTGGTGCTGGTTCCCACGGCACATTTTTTATAGCCCCAGTCGGTCGATTCGAGGGGCTTCGAGTTAAAATCTCTACCAGCTTGGCGGGATAAACCCTCTGACATCCAACTGGAGGACTGAAAACTGACTGCTGTTTCTCAAAATAATATCGGGAAGGACTGCAGTCAACTGCAAAGTGTTTGATGTCGCCAACAACTTCTGCTAATGAGTCCCAGATGCCGAAAAGGCGAATGAAGCGAAAACCAGAACCCAGCCCTGCGGACAAGCTACAGACTGAGCTTACGGCGAATGGGATCGAGGTCGTGCCGATCCCCGAGAATCACCCAAAGCCGAAGAAGGTCGGGAGGCCGAAGTATCACCTGAAAGATATCAGCCCCAAGATGGTGGCAGAGATTCTGGAGATGGCTCGACTGGGGATGCCCATCACGAGCATCGCAACCTGTGCCAGGATCAGCTTTGAGAAGTTCGCAGAACTTAGGAGGGAGAATCCCCAGTTCGATGAGGCTCTGAAAGCCAGCCAGGAGAAGTTTGTTCTGGATAACCTGCAGAGACTGAAGCGACACGCTGAAGTTTCCCCTCAGTCTGCCCAATGGCTCCTCGAGAGGGTAAAACCCCAGCACTTCTCCGCTAAGTCAGAGCTAAGAGTAACAGGATCAACCACTTCTAACATTGTGTTGGATGTCTCACCAGATATCTGCTCCAGGTTGGCTGAGGCCAGGAAGGTGGAGAATGCGTTGGAGATTCAGACCACGACGATTGACAACCAACACCAACCACAACTACTTACCAAACCCATCCATCATAGCGTATCTAATCAGATTACTGAGGAGGCATTGCCAGCCAACGAGATAGGGCAGAATGGGTGAAAGCCCTTTTTAGACCCCAGTACCACCACCCACCCCCCTGTATGTATATCTTATATATATGCCCCTCTCAACACACCACCCCCCTGCATTATCGGCTACACGGGGGTACCTAAAAACCATATGCCCTGGGACTACCTTACCCACAAAGCCAGGCTCCATTCAGACGAGTCCTACAAGCTCCAGTTCTATGCCAAGACCCGCCGCTGGCTTAAAAACAAACTCAAGTCCGATCCTGACTACGCTTTCCTCTACAGGGTCAAAAGACGGGTCCAGGCCCGTAAGAGGCGTAGGAGAGCCAAGCTCGAGCAAAAGCGTCTGCAAACGGCTATAAAGCAGAATACGGGCCATCCAGCGTGAACGACCAGGACAAGCTCAAGTTCCTGTCCACCCTGGCTGGTTTCTCCAGCACAATACTGGACATGAGGACCCTGTACCCGTGGCAGATCCAGGTCATGGATGCCCTGGACAGGGGAGGGAGGGTTGCGGTCAGGGCACCCAATGGGTCGGGTAAATCCAGCTTCCTGGTCGTCCCAGCTATTATCTGGCACTGCGCCGTGTTCCCCAACAGCTATGTGATCGTGACCTCCAATGTGGGTAGGCAGATCAAGTCGGGTCTCTTTGCCACGGTTCACAAGTATGCCAGCAAGCTGAAGGGTTGGACGGTCAACTCCAACGAACTCATAAGCCCCATCAACGGCAGGGCGGTGGCCTTCACCACCGATGAGCCTGGGCGGATGGAGGGGTGGCACTCAACCGAAGGAAGCACCACCGAGGGGAAGGGGAACCTGATGCTCATCTATGACGAGGCCAAGAGTATCCCTGCCGAGATCTGGCATGCGGGGGAAAGGACCCAGCCCAACAGGTGGCTGGCCATCTCCAGCACTGGATCGGCCAACAGCTTCTTTGCCAAGTGCTTCAGGGAGCATGCCAAGTTCTGGAGGACCTTTTCCATCCCCGTGGGTCAGTGCCCCCATATCACAACGGAGTCCATCAGCAGGCTGGAGGAACTTTACGGCAAGGAACACCCCCTGGTCAGGAGCATGATCTACAATGAGTTTGTGGATGAGGGGGACAGCACCACCGTCCTGACAGAGTCCAAGCTCTTTGACTGCAGGCGTAACCCCCCTCGGCATATCCCGATGGAGAGGGTGGCCTTCATTGACTGGGGAGGTGCGGGGGTGGATGAGACGGTCCTGGCCATCATGGATGGAAACCAGCTCTTGCCCCTGATCGTCATCAAGGATAGGGACGAGATGCGGACCGTGGGCAGGGTGATACGGGAGCTAAGGGGGTTTGGGGTTGCCTCCAACATGGTGTGGGCGGACAACGGCGGGATCGGTTCCCCCATGATCAGGCGGATGGACGAGCAGGGCTACAGCGTCAATCGGGTAAACTTCGGGACGGCTGGCAGCGGGGGATATGCCAACAAGGCAGCCGAGATGCTTTTCACTGCGGCCAAGCTGGTCGAGGACAAGGGTGTCATTCTGCCCAAGGATGACATCATGGATGGGCAGCTCTGCACCAGGCGGTTTCTGACTAACTCGGCTGGGGACCTGAAGCTCGAGAGCAAGGCCGACTACAAGCAGAGGACTGGCGGCAGTAGCCCAGATAGGGCCGACGCAGCGGCTGGAGCCATGTGGGCCTATCTTAGGGCCAGACCGAGCTTGACCAGGAGTAACACCACTGGTAGTTATTTGCAGACGGATGTGTTTGGCAACCCCATCTCCAATGAATTTGGGCAGGACAGGAGCGGCTTTGACGCTGGCGACTGAGTGACGACGCTGGAGCTTTACGATTCTTTCTGCGAGGACCTCAAGGCTCGCACCACCTGGGAGGAGCGGCAGAAGGTTTGGTACACCATGTGCAATGGTGGACTTCGCAGAAAGCGCAAGCCCTGGCCCAATGCGGCGGATCTTCACTACCCGCTGGCCAATTCCATCATCAACAAGTTTGTCCCTTTTTACATAAACCAGATTTACTCCGCTGAGAATCTGGCCAGCTTTGTTCCCCGCAAGCCGCAGATGCAGAACCTCAGGTATGCCGCCGAGACGTGGTTCAACTATCAGCTGCGGGAGCGTTCCAACTTTGAGACCGAGATGCAGGTCTATGTCAGTGCCATGCTGCGCTGCGGGATTTCCTTTATGAAGATCATGTGGGACGAGGGAACCCAGCGGGTTCGCTTCGATGCCGTCAACCCCATGTATGTGGTCGTTCCCTATTGGACGACCGACATGGATACCTGCGACAGGCTTTGCCACATCATCGAGATCTCCGAAGGCCAGTACCGCCGCAACGAGGCGTACAGGCAGGGGGATGATTTCATCAAGCGCATCAAGGGTGACGGGGTCAGTGCGGGTGCTGGTGTCAGGGCCTACAACGAGCATAAGCTGACCAAGCAGGGGATCACCGAGGGGCACAACAAGGATTCAATCATCATCTGGGAGTGCTACTCACGGGACAAGGACGGAAAGGTTTTTGTGGACACGTTTAGCCCCCAGGTTCCCAGCGAACCCATCCGTGAGCGGTTCGAGCTGCCTTATTCCCACGGAAAGATTCCGTTTGTCCCATGCATCATGGAGTTCACCGCCGACAAAGGCGTGTATGCCAGCCGTGGTGTCTGCGAGACCGTAGCGGCGTTTGAGGCTGGCTTGACCAAGACCATGAACGCCAAGGCCGATGCCATGAGCCTTTACAACGCCCCGATGTTTTCCAGCGACCAGGACATACCCAATGTGAACAATATCCGATTCGGCACAGGTGTTCTCCTGCCGACTGGAGTCAAACCAGTCCTGATGCCGCAACCCCCGATCAGCTTTGACCAGGAGATGGTGCAGATGCGCCAGGTGGCCGAGTACCTGGTCTCCATGCCAGACTTCGGCCTGACGCAGGGACGGCTGGGGAGCCAGAAGCCGAGAACCGCCACGGAGATCCAGAACATCGGCCAGCTGATGGGAGTCAACACCGATCTCCGCATCAAGCTATTCAAGCTCTCCCTTTGTGAGATTTATCAGCAGGCGTATTCGATCCTGGTCGAGTACGCCCACAGCCAGCTTTTGATTGAATATCAAAATCAGTTTTCCGCCATTCCCGCCGAAGCCCTGGTGCTTGATTACGTCATCAAGCCATCGGGAAGTGCGGACGGGGTCAACCGTGTCATGCAGTACCAGAAGGCCCTGGTTCGGTTTAACACGCTCAGGGGAGATCCTTTTGTCAACCAACCCGAGCTTCGCCGTGATTTGCTGGAGGTCGACGACCCCCACCTGGTCGGCAGAATGCTCATTGATCCGCAACTCAAGAAGCAGACGGCAGCCGAGGAGGCTGGCACCGAGAACCTGCTCCTTGACCAGGGCTTTGGGGCCGTGGCCGTTGAGCCTGGGGATGACCATGAGGTTCACGTTCAGATCCACATGGATCGCCTCCAGCTGGCGGGGCAGCGTGGCCAGCAGCTGGCCCCAGACAGCGGGGCCGCCTACACCAACCACATCCAGCAGCACCTGCAGTTCCTTTACCAGACCAACCCCAACCTTGCCAAAAGCATCGCCGCCCAGATCCAGAAGGCTTCCGAGGCTGAGGCCAAGAACCAGCAGATGGTTCCGCAGCTTCCATGAGTGAAAACGATGTCACCGATATACGTTCCTCGCTCCACGACCAGGCGGTACGCCTGGCGAGGATGGAAGAGCGGCAGGTGGCGATTCACGCCATGTTCCAACACAGCCTGGCCAACTACGGTGATCTCATTAACAGGGTTACGGCTCTGGAAAAACTCAAAGCCCACTTCTACTTTGCTGCAGCCATTGTCGGGACTCTTGTCTCGGTTGGCTGGGAACTAATCAAGGCAAAGTTCTTCGGGAAAGGATAAGGTCATGCCCAGCCATCAGGAGTTCTACGAAAGACTAAGTAACATCTCGGTCAATGCCGACACGCTGAATCTCAACACCGATCAGGTGGAGTCCAAGCTGGATACCGCCACTGGCCTGCTGACCACGCTTTCCGCCGACACTGCTCTTGTTAAAGCTGACATCGCCAATGGCGTAACCATCAACCAACCAGTTGCCGTTACGGATAACAACGGATCGCTCACGGTGGATGGCACGGTGACGGCAGACTCCAACCGAGGAAACCTGACCGCCGCCAGCACCCAGTCGATCACAACGGGCGGGACACACCAGCAGGTTTTCGCATCCAACGCCTCCCGAAAATTCCTTCTCGTCCAGAATTTGTCCGACACCGATATGTATTTGGGGATCGGTTTTAACCCGTCCAACACCACCCCAGACGGCATCCTTCTTTCCAAGGGTGGGGGTGGAATTGTTTTTGAGAGCAGTTACATCCCGACACAAGAAATCCGAATCGTTTGCGCCACCACAGGCAAGCGGTTTGAAGCGTTGGAGGCGTAACAGATGGCCTTCTTCGGCGGCGGGGCGAGCGTGAGGTAAGTTATGGGATTTTTTGGGCCAACACAACAGACATTTACAGATCTGGCTTTATTTAATATAGTTAGGCCAAGGGCTGGGCGTGTCGGTTTTTCTGGAAATTACACACGCTCAAGCGGAACGGGCCCAACAGCCGCCGCTTCTTTTAGCGGTGGCTCATTTACAATAAATCTAAATGCTGGGTCATCTTCGGCAGGGCATGGAAAAGTTGGTTGGCACGATCCTGTTGGAACAACACTGTCGGCAGGTTCTAGCACAATTGATTATTCAAAAAGAATAAGATTTGCGCTTCATGGCATGATGCATATGAAATCCACAAACTCAAAAATAAGAATTGTTATGGGCGGTACGGGCAATGCTACAGACGCACCGTGGGCAAATCAAAATGGTCTCACCACAAAAGGGTTTGGAGCTGAATTTGCCTTAGTGTCTGGCATTATACAGGCAAGATTAATTGGTTTTGATTCTTCTTACTTAACTCCAACCGCATACACATCCATGACAAATGGATTTGGAAATTCTACAAGCGACAATGCTTTTTTTGCGGTAATGATTGAATCGGATGGAGCTGGGAATATTTATCTTTATGCGGGCGAGGCATCTACAACTCCAAACATTGTTATTGGGCAAGCCCCGCTTTTAACTCTTACTGGTGGCCCAACGACATCAACAAGTTCAAATCGTTTTGGCCCAGAAATTCAATGCGTAAATGACCAAACAAATGCGCCAACTTCCACACCATCGGCTCAACTGCAATCTCAAGGAAACTGGCTTTTGGATGTTGCATAATGAA